CAAACAACATCTAGCACTAAATTAAGTTTTGTACCATCTACAGGAATTTTAACTGCCACTGGATTTGCTGGTGCACATAATGGAACTGTAGGGGCAACAACTCCATCCACAGGAGCATTTACAACTCTTTCAAGTTCAAGTGATGCAACTTTGCATACTTTAACAGTTGGTCTTGGTGCTAATAGTGTTTCTACAAATACAACATTTGGCTATCAAGCAATGTCAACCACTTCAAATGGTGGTAATACTGCAATAGGCTATCAAACTATTTATAACTTAACAACACAAAATAATACTGCTGTTGGTTATGGTGCTCTTTATGGTGCTAGTGGTGGTTCTGGAGGAGGGCAAAATGTAGCTGTTGGCTACAATGCTGGTTCTACCTTGAATTCAAATTCAAGTTGGACTGTAATGTTAGGACCAAATACTCAGCCTAACAATGGTAGTGATAATACTGAAATTGTATTAGGAACAAACCCAAGTGCAACTGTAACAGGGAAAGGTGGTAATACTTTTTTTGTTTATGCCAATAATTCAGGATCATCTGCTACTGGAGGAAGTTATTTCAATGGTGCAAATTCTTTATCATGGTCTGTTACTTCAGATCAAAGCATTAAAGAAAATGTAGTGACTATAGCATCTGGTCTTTCAGTAATTCTTCAATTAAATCCTGTCACTTTTGATTACATATTAACAAAACAATCTGATGTTGGTTTTATTGCTCAACAATATCAAACAACACTGCCAAATCAAGTTTTTGAACATGATGCAAGTCCTGCTGAACAGGAATTAACAAATAAAACAAAGTTATTAGGTATAAATCAAAATTTAACTCCATATTTAGTCAAATCAATACAGGAATTAAATGCAACAATCACAACAATGCAAGCGGCTCTGAAGGCAGCTAACATAGCAGGATTTTAAGGAATAAAAAATGACAAATCCAGTAGTAAATTTTTCTCCTTTTGCAGGTGCAGGAGCACAATTTTTTGATAACAATGGTGTTCCTTTGGCTGGTGGTTTTCTTTATACATATTTAGCAGGAACAACAACACAACAAGCTACTTATACAACTCCTGTTGCTAATATTGCTAATGCTAATCCAATTGTTTTAGATGCATCTGGTAGAACAACCCAAGAAATTTGGTTAGTCAATGGATATGCTTATAAATTTGTTTTGCAGAATTCAAGTGGTTCACAAATAGGTAGTTATGACAATATACCATCAACATCTACAAATTTAGCAATTATTAATGATGCAAGTAGTATCTCTTATGAAGAAGGATATACAGTAACTGCTGGAAATTTTGTTGTAGGAAATACATATTTAATTACTTCAGTTGGGACTACAAGTTTTACAAGTATTGGAGCTACAAGCAATACAGTAGGTATTTTATTCACTGCTACTGGTGTTGGTTCAGGAACTGGAACAGCTAAACTTTCTAGGACAGTACAAACAAAATTACAAGAAAATGTATCAGTTAAAGATTTTGGAGCTGTTGGTAATGGAACAACAGATGATACTGCATCAATTCAAGCCTGCTTAAGTTCTGGTGCTACTTCAATTACTTTTCCTAGTGGAACTTATTTAATATCTTCAACTTTAAGTATTCCAGGTTCTATAACACTTTATTTCAACCAAGTAACATTAATTGGTCATTTTAGTGGTTATTTAATGAAAATTGTTTATCCAGGAAATATTACATTTGTTGGATCATTAACATTAGCTGACACAAATTCTTCTGTTACTGGATCATCTTCTGTAATCACAAGTGGAATTACATTTGGTGATGATGTTTCAAATGCAGTTCATAATGTTAATACAATTCCCTGCAATATATATGCTACTCAATTGTTAACAGCCTTTTACATAGGTTATAACTGTTATTCAAATTCATTTGGTGTTTTAAGTTCATACAATTGTGGAAATGCAACTACTCCAGCAGTGCAATTTTCTTCTCTTGGTGGAACAAATGATATTCATATTAACAAGTTAGAAATTGTTGGTATTAATAATTCAACTTGGAATGGACAAGGTTTATTAGTAAATAGTGGATATGGCATAACCATAGATCATTTCCATCTTGAGTCTATCTATAATGCTCTTGGAGCAACTTTTAATACTTGTAATGCCACAATAAATGGTGGATATTTTGAAAATGTAGGTGGTTTATCTGGTAGTAATGTTGTTTATGTTGGAACTACTTGCATTATTAATTTTGTTGGTGTTTTATTTAATATTCCTGTTTTAAATCTTAACTCAAAAACAAACTTTATAGGTTGTAGATTTTTAACCAATTTATTAAGCAATAATGGTAATTATGTAAATTGTGAATTTGCTAATTCAAATTATTTGTTATTAGATTTGACTGCAACTGGTTCAACAATTGATTCTTTGCCAAAATTTGGACCATCTTCAGCAATCATTCAGCCATTATCTAATAGTGGTAATTTTAGTGAATGGGGGGGAACTGGTTTCACTGGTGTACCAATTGACTATAATTTTGATGCAGGAAATCACACCATTGTTAATAATATTGATGGATATTTCCACAATAATTATTTAACATTTACATCTACAGTTACTGGATATGCTGGTGGAGTTGGTTTTGAATTACCTAATAGTTTTAAAAATCAAATAGGTTATTTTTGGGCTATTGTTCAATTGCCTGGTTCTAATACAACACTTAACCAAATTGTTGTTGGTGTTGGTGGTATGCAAGGAGCAGGAACAGGCAATTATTATCCTAATTCACAATGTATTGCAGTAACAAAAAGTGCTTATGCTGGAGATTGGGTTTTAGTAGTAATGCCTAATGTTCAATTCTGGACAAACTCATATTACAGTAATAGAGTATATTGTTGTTTTGAAGCTGTTAATGCCACAACAAATGATTATTTCAGAATAGGTGCTTTTGGTGCTGAAATTGGTGGTCTATCCTATGCTTCACTAGGAGATCAAAATATTCCATCTTCCTATTTATACAGAAGGGCTACAACATACCCAACAACAGGAACTTGGAGTGTTGGAGATCAATTTATCAATTCTGTGCCTGCTGTTGGTCAGCCAAAAGGTTGGGTTTGTACAGTAGCTGGTTCTCCAGGTACTTGGACTTCACTAGGAAATCTATAATGACAACACCTAATGACATTATTAGCAGAGCATTAAAAGATATTGGAGCTTTGGAGGCTGGTGAATCCCCAACTGCTGAAGCATCCCAAGATGCTTTTGATATGTTACAAGATATGTTAGATCAATGGTCTAATGAAGACATGATGGTGTTTTATAAAAATGAAATTATATTTCCTATTACACCTGGTCAAACTCAATATACTATTGGGCCAGGCGGTCAAATTGGTGCAACATTTACTGGAAGTATTTCTAATAATATTCTCACTATTACTAGTATCCAGTCTGGGGGCATATCTCTTGGTCAAACTCTTAGTGGAACTGGCATTACAGCGGGTACTACTATTGTTCAAATGCTCACAGGGGCGGGAAACAATGTAAATGAGGCTGGTACTTATTTATTAAATACAACTTATGCAACTCCTATAACAAGCGAGTCAATTCGTAGTTATTATCAACGTCCACTTAGACTAAATTCGTGTTTTGTTAGAATTAACACTTATTCTAATGGTCAGCCTATCACAAATGGAGGATTAGATTATCCAGTTTCTGTATTGAATATTGAGCAATACGAAATGATTGGTCTTAAGACATTAAATGGGCCTTGGCCTAAAGCTATTTATTACGAACCAACGGAAACATTGGGTAATATATATGTGTGGCCTAATCCTAGTCAGGGCGAAATGCACATATTTGTAGATCAATTATTCCAAAGATTTACAACACAATTCGACAATATTAATCTTCCACAAGGCTACAACATGGCTTTGAGGTGGTGTTTGGCTGAAAGATTAATGCCTATGTATGGTAAAGCCTCTCCTACACAAATTCAGATGATTATGAAGTTTGCTGCACAAGGTAAATCTACTGTTAAACGCACAAACATGAATCCAGCAATTGTGTCCACTTATGCTGATTCTTTGCTTGTTGGAAGACAAAAGGATGCAGGCTGGATACTTAGTGGTGGGTTCTTTAGATAATGGCTGATTTTGGCTTTGTCGGCCCCTCCTATGAAGCGGCCTCCATTTACCAGGAGGCTCAAGAGTGCATCAATTTCTACCCTGAGATTGATCCATTAAAACCTCCTGGCAGTAGAGGTGTGGTTGCCTTGTATCCAACCCCAGGATTAACTAGCATATTGCAACTCAATAATGCTCCAGTTAGAGCAATGAGGACTCTTTCTGGAGGTCAATATCTTATTGCTATAGTAGGCAACATTGTTTATTCAATTACTAAAACTTATTCCTATACTCAAGTTGGAACTCTTACTACAAGTACAGGTCAAGTTTCTATAACAGATAATATTCTTCAAAACACTATAACAACTGAATGTAATTTTGTTGGTTCTATTTCAGGAACAACTTTATTAGTAACAACTATTAATTCTGGAGCATTAGCAATTGGTCAAGAATTACAAGTTATTACTGGTTCTGGTATTGTTTCTGGAACAAAAATAATTAGTGGTTCAGGATCAACATGGACTGTATCTATAAGTCAAACAGTTCCAAGCAGTACAATTTTGTCTAATGGATATAGCAATTTTATTGGATTAACTGCTTATATTGTTGATGGACAAAATAGATATTTTTATAATGTTTATTCAAATACTTTTGTTCAATTACCATCTTCAGATGGTCCTTGGCAAGGTGCAAATGTCTGTGATGTAGTAGATAACTATATTATCTATAACCAGCCTGGGACACAAAATTGGGCGGCAACTGATTTAAATTCTTGTTATAGCACTAATGCTTATTATGGGGCAAAAGATGGCTCTCCTGATCCACTTGTTTCTTTAATAGTAGATCATAGGCAAGTATTTTTACTTGGTGAATTTACTGCTGAAATGTGGACAGATGTGGGAAATGTAATCCCTGGCATTATTAGCTTTCCTTTCCAAAGAGTAACTGGAACATCTGTACAGCATGGGATTGCCGCACCTTTTTCAGTTGCTAGATTTGGTGAACAATTTGCTTTTGTAAGCCAAGATTACAGAGGTCAAAACATCATTGGAGTCATGCAAGGATATTCTTTTAAAAGGATTAGTACCCATGCTGTTGAACAGACTCTAATGAACCAATACATAGCTGATGCAATTGCATATACTTATCAGCTAGATGGTCATGAGTTTTATGTAGTCACATTTCCAACTATTAATATTACCTGGGTTTTTGATCTTGCCTCTGAAATGTGGCATAAGTGGTTAAGTTGGGATGGAACACAATTTAACAGGCATAGATCAAATTGTGGGGCTATATTTAACAATGTGTATTTAGTTGGTGACTATGCTAATGGTCAAATATATCAATTAGACAATGCTGTATATACAGAGGCAGGAAATACCATTAGAAGGCTAAGAAGATGTCCTCATTTGGTTACAGACTTGCAAAGGCAGTATTTTGCTGAATTACAGATACAGTTTCAACCTGGAGTTGGCTTAGAAAATGGTCAAGGTCAGAATCCACAAGCTATGCTTAGATGGTCAAATGATGGTGGTTCTACCTATTCCAATGAGCATTGGTGTACTATTGGCGCAGTTGGTAAGTATAGGAATCGTGCCATTTGGCGCAGATTGGGTACTGCCAGGGACCGTATTTATGAGGTCAGCATAAGCGATCCAGTAAAAACGGTAATAGTAAGCGCTAACCTAAAAGCTGAAATTGGTGAAAACTAATGGCAACAACGTCCAGTTCTAGCGGTAATATCATATGGCCTAGAGTGCCATTTATTGACCCTACTTCGCAACAGCCTGCTTTGCCTTGGTTGTTGTGGTTGCAAAGCCCTAATTTTGTAAGTATGAAAACTGGGCAACAGACAATTCAAGGTAGTCAAGAAGTCACAGGTAATTCAGTAATTGATGGCAATGAGATAGTAAAAGGCACTTTAACTGCTTTGGGTGGTATTTCAGGGGGTACATTTTGAATCACGCAGATATTTTTAACCAAATGGAAGGCCATTTTGAGGTTGATTTAGGCACAATCCATCATTTTTCTGATGGTTTATATGCTAAACAGGCAAATATACCCAAAGGTTTTATTGCTGGTCAACACATGCACAAATATTCACATTTGAGCATTTTATGCAAAGGTAGGGTAATTTTGCGCACAGACGTGAGTGAAAAAGAGTATAGCGCTCCTGCCTGTATAGAGATAAAATCAGGGTTACATCATTCGATTGAAGCCCTAGAAGATTGTGTATGGTTTTGTATTCATGCCACAGACGAAAAAGATGCGTCTAAAGTGGATGAAATTTTAATTCAAAGGGGTTAATTATGGCTTTTGGTTGGATATATGGCGGTGCAGCGCTCTTAAATTATATGGGTAGTCAAAATCAGGCTAGTGCAGCTACGTCTGCTGCAAATACACAAGCGCAAGCTGCAGCAAATGCTCAAAATCAACTTCAACAAAATTTCCAAACTTTAGCGCCTAATTACACACCTTATATACAAACAGGCCAAGCAGGATTAAGCGCTTTAAATGCTGCAATGCCTGGCTTAACCCAGACTTTTGGACCAGAACAACTTAAATCTAATCTTGCGCCAAACTATCAATTTATGCTTAACCAAGGTTTAGGTGCGCAAAATCAAGCATTAAATGCAAGTGGTGGTGGTTCTAACATTGGAATTGCAGGGACTAAGTTTGCTGAAGATTATGCCTCTAATGCGTATCAAAACGCATTCAATAATTACCAAAATCAACAACAAAACATTTATAACAGATTATCTGGTATAGCAAATATTGGTCAAAATGCAGTATCAGGACTTTCCAACCTTGCCACAGGTAATGCAACAAACATTGCAAACCTTGGAGTTGGCGCTGCTAATGCTAGTGCTGCAGGACAAGTTGGAAGTGCGGCTGCACAAGCGCAAGGATATAACAGTATTGGTCAAGGTGCAATTTTGGCATCGCTCTTGAATCCTGCAAATCAAGGTGGTAATTACAATACTGCGCCAGGCGTAAATGCAAGTTCTGTACAAGCATAAGGATTAATATGGGAATAGCATCATTTCAACCGCCAGTAACAACGCCAGTTAAAGGTACATCTTTGGCTGAAATGCTAGGCATGGCACAAAGTGCACAAGCGTTGCAACAAGCGCAACAACTTAACCCATTGCAATTGCAAAAAGCGCAACTCGAATTACAACAAGCGCAATCAGTTAATCCTTTAGCATTGCGTAAAGCTACAGCAGAAACAGAACTAGCAGAAAAAACATTAAAACCATCTATTGAATCTAAAGAAGCTGAAGCTAAAAGATTGAAATTAGTTGCAGATCAAACTGGTGTAGATGTAACAAACCATTATGCCAACATTGCTCGTGGTGTATACGGTGGTCTTTTGACAGATCCAGATTTTTTATCTGGCAATTCTAAAAAAATGGAAGAAAAGCTAAATAAAGCTAAAACTTTCATAGAAGATCTTGGCATTCCAATGCACGAAAGCAAAATTCACGATAATTTAATTCAAACTGTAAAGCAAAATCCAAAAGAAGCATATCAGTTAATTAAGAACGGTGTGCAACAAGCTGGTACAAATGCAGAACAGTTTGGTCAAGTCAATGCGCCTGCACAATACATCAATACTGGTCAAATGCAAGTGCCTATTTATCAATCACCATATCAAGGCGGTGGACCTGGTAGAGTGCCTGCAATTCAAAACGTATTGCCTCCAACAACTCAGACTATCAACCCACAAGGTCAACCTGGTTATCTTGGGCCACAAAATCAACAAGGGTTTGTGCCAAGTGCTTTGCCTCCAAATGCAGGGCTTGGCACAGAGGATCTACAAAAGACATTTGCTGATGCGCAAACGGCAGAAAGCAGAATTGGTTTGTTGCAAAACATTAAAGAATTGGCTGGTAAGTCATTTACTGGTGTTGGTGGATCAAGAAAAGAATTTGCTGCAGGATTAGCAAATGCAATAGGAATACCTGCGTACGAACTAGAAAAAGCAAATACAGATGTATTGGCTAAAAACTCTGCTTTACTTGCGCTTACTGGTGGCAATACTGATGCTGCAAGGGCTTTGGCTGAGGCTGCAAACCCTAATAAGAAAATGAACCTTGAGGCAATTAAAGACGCATCTAATCAATTGATAGCGCAAGAAAGAATTAAAAAAGCAAAAGCTGATTTTATTAAACCACATATAAATGATCCATTGACATTGCAAAAGAAATTATTAGATTTCTCAGCTGTTAATGATTTTAGATTGTTGCAAGAAATGACTCCGCAGCAAGTTAAAGAAATGAAGCAAAATATGTCTGCTGATGAAAGAATTGAATTTAAGAGAAAACTAGATAAAGCAAGAGAATTAGGAATTGTAAAATAATGCCAACACTCGCTGAACTTTGGGATTCTGACGAAACAGGTTTAAAACCCGATTTAAGTAGTCGCCTGCAAGAAGCTAAAGATGCTTATAAAAAGCAATTTGGCAAAGACTTGCCTGTAACTAGCGGGTTTAGAACTTTTGAACAACAAGCTGAATTAGCATCAAAACCTAATAAGTATCCTGTTGCTAGGCCAGGCACTAGCGCACATGAAACTGGGGATGCAGTAGATATTGATTCTAGCGTTCCTACAGATTTTCTAAAACAGTTTGGTTTGCATCGCCCAATTGCTAATGATGCAGTTCACGTTCAAGTAATCCCAAGCGCTAAAGGTACACAGTCTTTGGCTAGTTTGTGGGACACAATTGACGTTGGTAATGAGCCTGCAGCAAAAGAAACTAAGGCAGAAAAATCATTGCTTGGCAAAGCGTTTGAGGAAAGACAAAAAGCCAGGGACATATTTACTGGTCTGGGTGAAGCTGGTCTTGTTGCAGCTTCAGGCGTAGTTATGCCTTTGGTTGCTGGAGCCAAGGGAATTATTCAAAGTATACCTCAAGCAATAGAAACAGGCCAAGCGCCTGCGCCAATAGCAGAAAAGATTGCATCTAAATTTTTACAAGAGCATCCTGGCTATCAGCCATCAACGCCACAAGGCCAGGCATATATATCTAACCTACAAAAGGCTTTTGAAGCCTCTAAGTTGCCTCCAATATTGCCAGAGGTACTAGGACAAGTGCCAAGTGCAAAACCTGTTGCAGGCGAGATTAATGAAGCATTCCAGGCTGCTAAACAACTTAAAAAAGAACCTACTACATTACCGCAAGCGCAACAATTAGGTATGCAAAACGCAGGCGCTGCGCAAACAGTTAATAAGTCTGTGCTTCAACAGGCTATTGCTGGTGCTACGCCAGAGCTTGCAGCAGAACTTAAAACAGTTAACCCTGCCGATTTAAACTCTAATGCGTTGGCAAGACATTTAGAGGCGGATTCTTTACCAATTCCTGTGCGTTTGACTAAGGGCCAAGCTCTGCAAGACCCAAATATTATTTCTATGGAACGCAATGAGCGTGGCATAAAAGAGCAATATGTTGAGCATTTCAACCAGCAAAACAAAGATTTAATGGCTAATGCGCAGGCTATTAAGGAAAGAACTGCACCTAATGTATTCACCACAGATTATGTAGATGATGCTGGTAATGCTATTGATTTTGTCAATGACATTAAGAAAAACAATGTTGAGGCCACAAAATCAGCATATAAAAACTTGGAAGATTTAGGCGGTGGCAAATTTCCAATTGATGCGCAGACATTTGGTAAAAATGCTTTGTCCGCATTGTCTAAGGGTGAAGAATCTGAGTTTTTGCCTGAAGTGTTCAAGCGTAGGATTGATGAATACGCAAGTGGCAAAAAAGAAATGAATTTCGACAATTTTGAGAATTTGCGTACACAAATTGCAAAAGCATCAAGGGCCACAGATGACGGCAACGTGCGCCATGCGTTAAGCGTTGTTAGACAGGAATTAGAAGATATACCTATGCCTGGCGCAACTGCGGAACTCAAAACTGCAGCAGACAACGCCAGAAGTTTGGCTAAATATGATTTTGAATTAGAAAACAAAAACGATTTATATAACAAAGTTGTTAATGGCAAAGCAGATACAAAAGACTTTATACAAAACTTTGTTGTACGGTCTAAAAATGCAGACTTTCAGAATTCACTAGATCTATTAAAAGACAATCCACAAGCCATCGAGCATTTGCGCTCGGGCACATTAGATTATTTAACCCGTGAAGCCACAGATGCAAGCGGTAATTTCTCTACTGCTAAATTTAACAAAGCCATTAATAAAATGGATGTGGACGGTAAACTCGATGCGTTATTTGGTGGTGATTCCCAAATAATTCGTAATCTAGTCAAAACTGGTCAATACGTTGAATCTAGGCCAAGGGGCGCATTTGTTAATGAATCCAACACATTTGTTGCTGGTGCAAAGGCTTTGGCAGCATCAGGACTAGAAAAAGCGTTAAACGCCACAACTGCCAACATTGTGCCAATTGGAACTATGGGTAGAGAAGCATTGCAAAATAGAGCAATTAAACAAGCAACCAAAGAAGCGCTAAAACCTGGCGCAGGCGTAAAACTATCTGACATAGGAAAACCATGAGTACCGATTCACCAATTGACATGTTTAAATACGGCCAATTGGTCGCAACCGTTGAAACTCTTGAAAAGAAAATTGACAAACTTGAAGCATCTGTTTGCCAACTGGTCGAACTTGCCAACAGATCCAAAGGTGGGTTTTGGGTTGGCATGATGGTCGTGTCTGGTGTTAGTTCGTTGGTTGGATTTTTAACGCATTACCTTACGGTGAAATAAAATTGACCCTTTTACATTAGCAATGATGGCATTCTCGGCTGTAAAAAGCGGAGTTGCAGCCTACAAAGAAATCAAAGCTACTGGTGGCGAAGTAGTCAATATTGTTAATGAGTTGGGTGGGGCGCTTGGATCATTCTTTGATCACCAGGAGCAGGCGCATAAACATGCTGAAGCGCAGAAATTAAACCCGCCAAAGGGCAAGTCAATACAGTCCATTGCCTTAGAGAATGTGCTGCGTAAAAAGCAATTAGAACAAGCTGAGTACGATCTAAGGCAAATGTTGGTGTATCAGTCACCGCCTGAGCTTGGAGCAGTCTGGACAGAGTTTATAGCTGAAAGAACAAAGTTAGAAAACCAACAGAAACTCTTAGATGAAAAGTTAAAAAAAAAGACGAAGCTAACCAAAGAAGAAAACGTGAAAGTCTGGAGAGATGGAATCTTAGAATTGCAATCTGTATTGCGGTCTTCGTGGTTTTTTTTACAATTGCAGCGTTGATGTATCAGATTAATCTTGATTACAAAAGCAAGAAAAACGGACAAGAGTGGCACATCATGTTCTTAAAACATTACTATGAAGACTCGACAAATGTAGAATGTGAGCATATTTTTCGTCAAACAGGCTATTGGCCTAAGTATTGTAAGGAATGATATGGATTGGTTAAAAAGTATAGCGCCCACAATTTTTACTGCCATTGGTGGACCGCTTGGTGGTTTAGCGTATGAGGCGGTGTCTAAAGTCTTAGGTGTGTCGCAAGATGATGCCAAAACTATGCTTGAATCTAATAAGCTAACCGCAGACCAAATCGCTGCGGTGCAACAAGCTGAGATTGCACTGAAAGCCAAGGCGCAAGAGCTTAATTTAGATTTTGAGCAACTCGCTACGGCAGACAGAGCATCAGCTAGAGCGCTGCAAACTGCTACACACAGTTGGATACCGCCATTTTTGGCCTGCGGGATTACAATTGGGTTTTTTGGTATTTTGTATGCGCTTATGACAGACAAGGTAACAAAGTCTGATGAGTTGATGATTATGCTTGGGTCGCTGTCAACCGCTTGGACTGGCGTAATTGCGTTTTATTTTGGTAGTTCATCTGGTAGTCAAAAGAAAGACGAAATGCTACATAATTCTTTGATGGCAAAATGATTAATTCTAGAAATCTAGATGATTTACTTCCTAATGTTAAAACAAGAGTTGAGAATTTTATCAAGGCTTGCCAAGTTGCAGGCATTGATATTTTGGTCACTTCTACATACAGGGATAACGCTAGTCAGGATGCACTTTATGCGCAGGGGCGCACAACTGAGGGCAAGATTGTCACAAACGCCAGAGGAGGTGATTCTTTTCATAATCATCGGTGCGCTGTGGATATTGTGCCTTTGGTTAATGGCAAGCCAGACTGGGATGGGTCACATCCAGTTTGGGCCGAAGTAGGCAGGATTGGGCAAGAAAACGGATTAGAGTGGGCTGGTGCTTGGAAAACGTTTAAGGAATTAGCGCACTTTCAGTACACAGGCGGTTTAACAATAGCACAACTTAAAGAAGGCAATGCAATAGCATGAACAATTTTAAAATTGAAGGTAAAGAATACAAATCACCCAAGTCGCATT